TAGACAGGGCCAAGGGCGAGATTAACAGCCCTTGGCCCTTCATTGCCTATTGACAATGTCCTGCTCATATTAAAAAAGAGCCCCGCGCACCATAGGTAAGTCCAGGTGCGCGGGGCTTGTTGGTTTTGGTTGCAGACTAGCCTAGTCCAGGCTCTAGTCTATGTCATAGTCTGTCGGAGCTTGTCAGAGTAGGTCAGAGTAGGTTCGAGTACCTATCCCAGTTTATCCGAGCTTATCCGAGCTTGTTTAGTCCAGGCTCTAGTGTTGCCCTGGCTAGAAGGCGTTGTCGTTGAGCCTGCGCTGAAGCTCCCTGACCATGTTGGACGGGTAGTCGACGTATCCGTCGGCGTAAGTGCCGAGGTAGCTTTGCAGCGCCCTGCAAGTGTCAGGGCCGAAGTAGCCGTCCGCATCGACGCCGATCTTCGATTGAAGCGCCTCCACCATGTACGAGCCGCCGCCGCCGTGCTGCCACGACTCGGAGGAGAGCCCGCCTCGGTTGCACGCGTCGAGCGAGGTCGATTGTCCGCTCACGATGCCGTCCACGGGCGTTCCCAGCGCCGACTGTACCGCGCGCGTTGTAGCGGGCCCCCACACGCCGTCCACGTCAAGCCCCGCGCCTGAACCGCTATCGCTTGCTTCCGAGCCGCTGTTGTCGCCAGAGCCTCCCTCGATGGGCGCGGTGGAAACTCCGTCGTAGCTAGGCCGCACGATGCAGCAGATGGAGCCGTAGCCGCGCTGACGGCGCGCAACGACGCCGCCGTTCGACTGCGACCCCGCGCTCCCGCTCGACGTGTTGCCCTCGATAGTCGTCATGTACCCCTCGTCAGGGTGGTTCTCCTCGACGATGCCCACGTGGTCGGCCAGGCCGTCGCCGCCCCAGTCGAACAGCACGAGGTCGCCAGGCTCGGCGTCCTCGTTGTACGGGGTGCACCCCGCCTCGCGACCCGCGTTGACGATGTCGGGGCAGTAGGCGCTCGGCATGCCCGCGCAGGGGACGCCCGCCCAGTCCAGGCAGTAGGAGGAGAACATGGCGCAATACGGGACGCCTGATGTTCCGAAGTACGGCTCGCCCGTCTTCTCGGCGAACCAGCGCCCGAAGACCGTGCCCTCCTCGGGGTCGGTCCAGCGCGAGTAGCCAATCCAGTCGCGTGCGCAGTAGAGCACGTCGCTAATCGTCCCCATTGCCGTCCTCCTTCGGCTCGAAGTCTGGCTCGTCATGCGAGTCCTGCGACTCGATGAGCCGCTTTCTCTCGTCCGTCAGCTCGCCCATGGCTAGCCCTCCTTCGGCTCGGTGTAGGTCATCGCCTGCTCGCTGTCGCCCACGCCAGCCGTGGTCGGGTCGGCCACGATGCCCAGGATCGCGAGCAGGGTGAAGACCGTGCCCACGATGGCCACCAGCTGCGCCTGAAGCTCCCCGAAGTCCAGCTGCACGCCGAAGACGCCGCACACCTGCTGGATTAGCAGCAGAAGCGCGGGGATGAGCGCGACCCAGAAGGCCTTGTTCCTCACTCGTACTTTCCAATTGATGCTCATTGGGTTCCTCCAATCTTCATGTCTTCCAGTCTTTCAACTCGCTCCGCGAGCTCGTCGTGCCGCTTCCAGGCGGTCGCCGCGTCGGTCTCAAGCTTGTACGTGCGCTCGATGACGGAGTTGTGCTTCTCGACTTTGGTCGAGAGCTCGTCCATCTTGGTCTCCAAGACGGAAATCCTGTTGCTTATCGCCACGTACACGCCGCACGCCGCGAAGACGGCCGAGAGCACCGCCGACGCGATGGGCACAACGAGGGTCGAAATCTCAAGCTCTATCACGGCGGCACCTCGTGTTGTTTTCCATGTGTTTCTCCTTAATCTGCGCGCTGCGGGCGCATATTCGCAAGCGTCACGTATCCGATTTAGGCGAAGTACCTGCACACAGCCTTGATTTGCCGACCAGCGCGCCCATTCGCGAGGTAATCCTTCACGGTCACTCGCCCGTCTGGCATAACGGCCACCCAGGCAGACATCGGATAATCCGACTCGTCGTAAGCGCAACACGCGAAGTCCAATTCGACAGACGGCGCGAAGTCGGTCGGAATCGTCATGATCGTTTCGCCCGAGCTGGCCGAGCTTGCCTTGATGGAATTCACGACCAGCTCGACGGTTCTGCCTACGCGCGACAGCGAGCAGCCGTTATCGCTCCAATCGGAGGCCATTGAGCCGCTTCCGAGGCTTTGGGACACGGATTCCCCGAGCGTTGCGAGCGGCGTGACGGGCGAGAAAAGCCGCACGGGCGCCCCTGCATTGATGCCGTCGAGGGGGATGCGCCACAGCTTGAGGTCGTTGGCCGTCACCTCGGGTTCGGCCGCCGTGTCCGCAGAGGGCGTGCCCTTGATCACGACGGGAGTGATGCTCTCGATGCCAGCGCTGGTCTTGGCGTACCGCGCCACAATCAGGTCGTTTCGCTTCTGCCCCTGCGTTCCGCTCTGAATCGTCAGCGAGGTGGCCGCCTGGTTCCAAAATCTTTTGCCGCCGACCATGCCCACGCCCGTGCCGACGAGGCACGTGTTCGCGTTCGTCATGACCGCCTTGAAGTCGTCGCCCCACTTCATCACGCAGTCGCGCTTGCCGATGGTGGCCTCGTTGAGCGCCGCCAGGTCGTCGCTGGAGATGTGAGGCGTGCCGAAGCACGCATCAACAGCCTCGAATGCCATGTTATTCAGTCCTTTCAAACGTGTATGCCCCGATTGACGGGGCCTGCCTCCATGTGCCGCCGAAGACAGCACCAGGATTGATTTCCTTGTTCCATTCGAAAATGCAGCCGACCGGGTGCGCCGCCAGAAACTGCGCCGCGGTGAAGTTGTCAGACTGGCCCGAGTCCGTGCGTAGCCACGCAAAGCCATCGAGCGAATCGACGAGCCGCCACGTGCCGCCCCACTCGGCGGCTGGCGAGCGGCCCGTGGTCTCGCGGTAGATGCTTCCGGGCGGGTGCGCAGCCAAGAAGCTCGGTGCCTGCGCCGACGACGATAGCGTGACCGTCACGTCCCCGCTGCCGTCGAACAGCGCGCTTCCGCTTGCCGCCCCATCGAAAGTCAGCCTGCGAGCAGTCTTCAGCTTCATGGCGCTCTTCGCGCTCACGCCGTCGTCGGCGCAGTCGGCCTTCTTCGCGAGCAGCGCGTCGACCATTGCGCGCAGCTGGGCGAACGCCTCGGGCCCCATCAGGCCGCGCGAGCCGCCCATCAGGCGAACCAGACCTTGACGTCGTTGGCGGTCACGTAGTCGACGTTGCTCTGGATGACGTCGAAGTCGCTGTCGGAGACGGAGGCGCCCTTCTCCTTGTTCGCGATGATCATGTCGCCGCTCTCGCACTGCTGCCCGGCGTACTCGCCGGCTGCGCGCACGAACCAGTACCAGCCGGGCTTGTACGCCGTCTTCACGATCTCGGTGTAGCTGTTCGCTGCGCCCTGGTAGGCGGCGGCGCTGGTGACGGCGGCGTTGACCGCGTTCTGCACGAAGGCCGTGGTCGCGAGCTGCGTGTTGTTGCTGCCCGCCGTCGGCGTCGGGGCGGTCGGCGAGCCTGTGAGTTGGGGCGATGCCAGAGGCGCCTTCTTGCCGAGCTCCGCGCTGACGGCCTTGTTCTGGACGGGGTTGGCGCTGGTCGGCGACAGCGCCGAGTCGATGGTCGGGTAGGGCGGCACCTGCCACGTGCCGTCGCTTCGGAGGTAGCGCGTGGCCGTGCCCATCGCCGGCGCGGGGACCAGGCCGCGAGACCCGGCAGCCGACGTGGAGGCTCCCTTGAAGTCGCCGTAGGTGGTGTCCTTCTCCTCCCGCCATTGCGCCGTGCCGTCGCTCGCCCACGCGAGGATTTGGCCCGCCGCTCCGCCCGCCGGGATGTGCTTGTTGCCCGGGGTCGTCGGGTGCGAGTAGTTGTTCGCGCCGGCCGACACGCCGTCGAGCTTCTTCTTGTCGGCCGCCGTCATGAGGCCGTGCGCGCTCTGGGTCGCGTCGGCGTAGGTGGTGTCCGTGTCCTTGTAGTAGGGCACGCCGTCGATGATGGGGGCCGGGGTGTAGCCGGCCGCGCTCGTCACGTCGCTGGTCGTCTTCACGCCGCCGAGCGTCCCCTTGCCGGCGGTGGGCAGGACGTAGTTGTTCGCGCCCGCCGCCACGCCGTCGAGCTTCGCCTTGTCGGCGGAGGCCATCGCGCCCGGCGCGCTCTGGCTCGCCGTCGGGATGGTCGCCGTGCCGATGATGGCCGGGGACGACTGCCCGTTCTTGAGCTGGATCTGCAGGCCGCTTATCGCGATGCCGGCCGCGAAGTTGCTCCGCGTCTGCACCGCCATCTCGCGCCCGGCGTCCTCGCTGAGCACGCGCCCTGTGGACGTCGAGCTCGCCGCATCGTAGGGCACGTCCGTGGGGAGGTTCCCGTTTGCCATGTTGTTCCTTCCTCTCTCATGCGAACCATGCGTTCGCGTCGCCTGCGCCGGCGCACTCCACGCCGACGGTGACCCGCCGATCCGCCTTCTGGACCGTCACGGGGTATGCGGCGGCCACATCGCCGACGGTGCCGACGGCAAGGTCCCCGACGGCCTTGCGCGCCTCGTCGGCCTTGGACTCCACGGCCGCGAGCGCCTCGGCGTCGACCTCTGCCGAGAACGTGTAGTCGCTCAGGGTTAAACCCTTGCCCGCCAGGTAGGCGTGCCCGCCGTCGCTTTCCGCCTTGCCGCTGCTGCTGGTCTTGGTGGTGGTCTCGCTGCCGACCTCGTAGCTGTACGTGGCCACGCCGCGCGAGACCTTCACGATCTTCTTCGCCACGGTGGCCGTTACCATGCGCCCGTGGGCGTTGTCCCGCGCCGAGATGACGTCGCCCACGTCCACGTCGATGTCGTCGTGTGCTTCCACCTCGACGCTGCCGCGCGTCTGGTATTCCTGGAGCTTCTTGCGGCCTTCCTCCTCCAGCTTCTCCTCGTCGGCGTTGCTGTAGTCGTACAGGGCCGCTATCTCGTCCACGCCGAAAAGGCTCTGGGTGTGGCTGACGTTGCCCGCCGCGTCGGCGAAGAAGTGGACTACCGCGCGATCCTCCAGCTCGCCCTTGCCCGCGCAGATCAGGTGGTTCACGCAGCGGTGCACCGAGGTGAGCGTGAAGTCGAGCAGGTCGCTGTCCACCTTGCTCGCGTAGTCCACCGCGGGCGGCAGCGAAATCTCCACCTTGCCGCCCTTGCGGCGCATGGCCACCTTGCGGCCGTTGGCCTTCGCGAGGGCTTTCAGGCCGCTGTATCCGTCGCAGAACCGTTCGAAGGTGTGGCTCACCTGCGAATCGTCAGCGGCGGCGGAGAACAGGCCGTCGAGGCCCATGCGCCCGATGAGCGACGCGAGCACATCGCCCGCCTTGCCGCTCACGGACAGGTAGCCGCTGCCCGAATCGGGAAGCAGGCGCTTGCCCGCTAGGACGCCGTGCCAGGTGCGGCCCTTGCACGTCACCGTGCCCGTCGCCTCGCGTCCCGCCTCGTAGCTCGCCTCGTCCACCACGCCGCCGTACTCGCTCCCGTCCACGAAAACGAGCTGCCCCTCCGCCGGCGCGAGCCCCTCCGCGCACGTCAGCTCGAATGCGTTCTCGTCGCTGCCGAAGGCCAGGTCGAGCTCGAAGTCCAGCAGCTCGCGGAGGTCCCCGCGCTCGGGGTCGTGCACGACTAGGACCATGGCGGCTCCCCCTCCTCCTCGTACCACGTCAGGTCGAAGCCGAACGAGCGGTCCCACTCGACCTCGTGGTCGCCCGGCGATACGGGCTGGAAGATGTACTCGCCGCCGCCAAGGCCACCGCCGCGCCGCGCCTTCGAGAAGACGTCGACGGCCGAGCCGTCGGCGTTGACGAGCGTCACCGAACGCGGGGAGGCCAGCGGGTCGACGACCAGGTGGCCGCCTTCCGGCACCACGGCTTCGACGCGGTACAGGTTGCCGTCGATGCGCACGGACGGGTCGATGCACGGCCCGTAGAAGACGAGCCGCAGAGGCGTCTCGACCCACTCTCCCACGTCGAAGCGAGTGCGCGGCGATGGTGCCGCAAGGTCGTGCGGCAGGTCGTAGGGCAGGTCGAGGGAGTCGCCGTCGCCCTGGGTCGCGGTAAACGGCTCGAAGGACACCGTGTGCCCGCGCCGCCACACTCCGTCGAGGAGCACGACGGTCAGCTTCGCCGCCATGTGCGCCCGCGAGATGGACGAGGGGTCGGCGGCGGTGATGTAGGCGCGCTGCGTCCATCCGTCGATCGCGAGCGTCCCGGGCGTGCCCTTGGACATGTCCCTGTCGGCGAGCCTGCGCAGCTCGTCGGCGACGGCCAGGTCGAGGAACGTCACCGACAGCGAGCACTCGCGCGCCGCCCTGGTCGCGGCGGCAATGGAGCGGTATCCGATGGAATAGCCCCATTCGCGCCCCCTCACGCCCTCCGCGGTGCCGGCGAGGGCGGAGCGGCAGTCGAGGCAGACCTCGGCCGCGCCCGTTCCCGATACGTAGGAGAGCCTATGCATATGCCGCCGCCTTCCTGACCTTGCGGCCGAACTCCTTCTCCCCCATGACGGGGGTGCAGTCGGCGATGATCGCTGGGAGGTTGCGCGAGAGCCACGCGATTACCTCGGAGCCGCCGCCGTCCGCCTCGATGCCCTCGCCGATCCCCCGGAGCACGGACGGCCGCAGCGGCACGACCGCCTCGGGCCCTGCCTCGCCGACGCCGATCACCGACGCCGAGCTGAAGACGCCGCCCTTCGCGTACCAGTCGACCGCCACGGACGGGACCGACCCCGACTCGGGGTCGAACCTGCCGTCGAGGCGGAAGTGCGGCAGCGCGCCCACCTCCATCCTCGGGATGGTGAGTCGCATAGACGACACCGTAGCGCTCATGAGAGCGCAGGCCGCCGACACCGCGGAGGCAGCGGCGGCGGAAGAGCTACTGGCCGAGCTCGCGAAGTCGGAGAAGGAGGACTGCCCCGCCGTCGCCATCGACTGCGCGGCCATCTTCGTCTGGTCGAGGCCGCTGCGAGCCTCCTCCGTGGCCGACTCGACCGCCGACCCCATCGAGCCGACGGAGCCCGACGCCGAGGAGCATGCGCCCGCGAACGACTCCATCGCGGGAGTGCCCGCGAGCAGCCCCGG